TTAAGCAGTTTGACCAGCAAGGTTACCTAAATCTTTATCGATTAAGAATAAGCCTTTGCCATCTTCGCCAAGAAGATTTAATTTGTCTAAAATACCGCTGAATAATTTCTCTTCTTCGTGTTGTTCTGCAACATACCATTGTAAGAAATTGAATGCAGAGTAGTCTTTTTCTTCAAAAGTTTTACCCACTAATTCATTGATTTTACTTGTGATCAGTTTTTCGTGTTCATAAGTTAATTCAATGATTTCTTTTAATGATTTGTACTCATGCGCAGGCGCTTCAATTACTGTGATTACCGCTAATGCACCTGTTTCATTTAAATAAGTAAATAATTTACGCATGTGTTGCATTTCTTCTGCAGCATGAGCTGATAAGAATTTAGCTGCACCTTCAAAACCGTTTTGTTCGCACCATGCGCTCATTTGTAAGTAAAGGTTTGAAGAGTAGAACTCAAGGTTCATTTGATCATTTAATAATTTGATTACGTTTGATGATAACATTTTGTATTCTCCTTTTAAAATTATAATGTTGCTAAATCACGATCGATAAAGTAAAGCGAACGACCGTCTTCACCCACCAAGTTAAATTTATCAATAATGCTATTGAATAATTTTTCTTCTTCGTGTTGTTCTGCAACGTACCATTGTAAGAAGTTAAAAGTAGAATAGTCTTTGTTTGCAAATGTTACTTCAACTAATTCATTAATTTTAGAAGTAATGAATTTTTCGTGTTCAAGTGTGGTTTCAAACACTTCTTTAAGTGATTTGTAGTCATTTTTAGGTGCATCAATTTTACCTAAAAGTGGCATACCACTTGTTTCACTCACATATTTGAATAATTTTTGCATGTGTTCTAATTCTTCATCAGCATGACGAAGTAAAAATGCTGCAGCACCTTCATAACCGTGTTTGCTACACCAAGAACTCATTTGTAAATAAACATTAGAAGAGTAGAACTCTAAATTGATTTGTTCATTTAACTTATCTGCGATTGCTTTATTAAGCATAAACCAACTCCTTTCCTTATTAAGTAGAGATTAAAAATAAAAACAAGACTGCTTAACTTGTCATCGGTGTGCATTTTAATCTCGCAAATGAGAATGGTCAAGTGTTTTTTTAAATATTTTTTTATAAGCCACTAATAATAAAGTAGAAATCAATGTTAATTATTCTCATTTATGTAACATATGTAAAATAAATTCTCATTATCAGATCAAGAATGATGAAATCTGCAGAATTGATGTACGCAATTGTATTCAGAATTCACGTAGCGTTATCTTAAAATTTCATTCCAATTTAATTATTCCATCACAAAGACATACATTTATTTCTTTTATATCCATAATCCCAAAATCACCTTATTTTGAGTAATGCATGAAATAGGATAGTCACCTATATTGATTTGTGACATATTTATATGTTTAATTTAACATAATATACATTATGCGAAATCAATTACAAGGTTAGTAAAAGCTACGTATTAATAAGATCACAGAGTTATGCACAGGTCACGGATACTGCTTAATCAATACAAAATATGGAAATTTCATGCACTGTAACATGAGTTTTTTAAAAGTTATTGAACTATACAATAGAAATGTAAAGAAAATGCAAAGCCTTTTGAACGTTTCACATTAACTTTTTGAGGATGTTTTAAATAATAAATTTTTAACAGGGGCGATTTTAATTTTGTGATTTTTTTAAGAATGGAACGCGCAACATATTCATTTTTTCAAAACACATTGAGCAGGGTTTACGGGGCTGCAGCCGCTGCCCCTTACGTCAGGAGAAAATGCACTGCATTTTCCCCCGACACCCCAATTTATCAGGAAAGCTATTTCTTCATCACTGATTCTGACATATCAATTCTCCTATAATTAAGTTGTATCGTAAAAGCCTCAAAGCGCAGGCGTGTAACGCCTTTACCCTTTGCGGCTTTTACTTTTAAATCATCTTCACTTGTAACAAGATAACTATATCAGTTTTTGTATTAGATTTAGACTTCCCTGTTAAAATACCTTTAGGCAAGAAAGAAAAGCCAGTTTCACCTTCTGTAATTTTATTTTCAGCTAACCCACCTAAAACAATCACATCACCGCTTTTAACCGTTACATCAGTTACTATGTCACGTTTAATCAGTGTTGGAGACTGATTTACTCCAGTATCTGTTTTTACAAAGTTAGAGAGCTGCTGATTGATTTTTAAATCAATCGCATTGCTTTTTATAGTTGGTTGAATATCAAAAATCACACCAGAAGATCGATATTCAATAGACTGAATTGGGCGGCCATCTTGATAAGTCACGTTAGACAATACAGGAACATCAGAACCTACCGAAAAATTGCCCTTTGAGCCTGATTTTACACGTAAAGTTGGACTGCTCACGACCTGAAAACGCTCATCAGTACGAAATAACTCAATCATTGCATCTAGATTACCGGCATTAACCGTAATAAAGTTTTCGTAATTTTGTTTATATCCAATATTAATGCCTAGCTTTCCTGAAAGTAATTTTGCTAAAAGATTAATGCCACTTCCTTCTTTTGCTACATCTTGTACTTCAAAAACATAGCCTGTCACAACAACTTCACGACTTGGCGTATCAACAGACTGTAAAACAGATTTAATTCTTGAAATATCTTCAACTGTTCCATAATAAACAAGCTTATCACCGCTTGCTGATACTTGACCTTCTCCTTGAAGAAATTGGGCTAGATATTCTGTATCACGATGAATAGGATTATAAACAAAACTTTTCTTAATAATTTTTGCGGGTTTAGGCTCAATATGAGCGAGGTAAACAACCCCATTTTTCTCGTAAACCTTGATATTCATATTTTCAAAATATCGTGTAATAAATTGGCCAAAATCTTGATTTTCAGTTGTATGAAAGCTAATCAAACGTGTATCTGCGGCCAGTTTGGGATCTAACATATAAGGCTTTTCTAAAACTTCGTCATAAATCATTCCTACAGCTTTAGGTAATGGCACAGCCTCCAATTTGAAATTAATATTTTTCGCTTGAGCATAACCAAAAACAAACATAAATAAGAAAAATAAAATGTTACGTTGTAATCTCATTGTTTTACTCCTGAATAATAATTTACTCGTTGATTATCAATAATCCCCTCTAGCATCCGACCTGTAAAATTAAAGCTTGAACGAGGTTCTAAACGTAAATTTCCTTGGTTATCCGCTAAAATCACAAAACTTTTTCCTGATTTTTGTAACTCCCCTGTTATTCTCCATTGAGCAGATAAAGGCGGTACTATTTGAATCGGCAACTGATTGCTAGATTCCGATACTGAATTTAATTCACTATTTTCTTGTATTGTTTGTTCCGGTTTACTATCGTTCACATCATTTGGATGAAAAAAATTAATCAATTTATATACTGAAAAACCAAAAATAAGCACAAAAAGAACAGCAAAATACTTAATGCTAGATTTGTTTAATGCGTTCTGTCTCTTATCCGTAACTAGTTCTCGTCCATTTTCCGTTTCATAACTTTTATAAAGTGGAAAAATAGCTTTATCATATTTTTCTTGATAAGTTGAAGTCCTTGATGTTTTCCAGCATTTATTACCTGAAAAAACATCTATTCTGTAACGACTTTTCAAACCTGCTGCGACAAGTTTTGTCATCTTGAACGTGGTTTCAATACGCTCAACAAGTTCTTTTTGTAAATTAGTTAAATCTTGATTAAGAATGACAAAATCACAAGAAACACCATTATCATCAGTAAAATGTCGATGTTCAGATAAAAATGAAAAATGATTGTCTTTGATTTTTTCTTTTCTAGGGAAAAAGCGCCAAGCCTCATCAATAACAATTAAATCCCCTGCTTTACAGAAGGTTTCAATACCGTTATCTATCGCATTTTTATAAGGATAAAAATTCTCACTTAAACAAGCGTCATTATCTACAACTACTAACTCACCCAAATTCTCAGGTGACAATTTCTTATCTTTCGATAAACAATACTCTTCTATTAATTGTTTATTTAATCCGTAAATGTTTGATACAACTCTGCGCCCCGATGAGATGGCAGGAATAATGACGGATTTAACCACCTCATAAGATTTACCATGCCCGGGTAACCCTACATAAGCAGAAATAGCCATAAATTACCCCCTATCCAATAACAGGAATTCTGCGAATGATAAAACGAGACAGTAAAGCAGAAATGAAAAGGCTTATACCTGTAGGAACTTTTAAAATGTATAAAAAATAAAGAATTGAATCCGGCAACGCATTAAATAAATCCTTTATGTTTGGAATATTCTTAGGTAAAAACAACTCTATAATTACAGGAATAAATTCGGTCGTAATATAAAACAATGCAAAAAATACAAAAAATTTTGCAATCACACCTCTAACCAAAAATTGCATTAAAGAAGATAATGCAGCAAATATAACTCCATACATAAAACCGCCCTCCCTAAGCACTCAATAAAACTCTTAAAGAAACAATTCCCCAAATCAATAACATCAAAGATGATATGATGCCTTTATTCCTTTCTACATAATCGCAATGTCTATCTAAAGTTACATTGGCCTCTAAATACGGAATATGCCCACTCCAAACTGGACACTGTATTTCTCTTTCGGAAATATTAAAATCTTTTAAAGAAGGGAAAAATTCATTAAATGGCTCCAGTATTTGAAGTGCTGTAGGAGGATTAATATCAGGCATATCAACAGCCGGAGAAGAAAAATCAACGCTTTTTGATATAGAAGTAGAATCAGACTCTTTTTCACCCTCTTTAGGTTTAGGATTACTAGAGCTAACAACATCATCAAACATATCATCTGAATATCTAAAACTACTTAAATCCTTAGCTTTTAAAGATGGATCTGTAAAATATTTTCTAACATCACTAGGTTGAATATTAGAAATCACTTTTCTTTCTTCATCGGTGAATTCATCACTGTTTAACGAAACTGCATTTTTAGCAAAAGTAGATATTTGAGCATCATCTTGTAAAACAACCTTATCATCTGGAACAACGTTTCCTCCCCAAACTACTTGAGCTTTTGCCGATGGTGATCTTTGTTCTTTTTTTATAACCCTAACTGTAAAAAAAGATCTTTGAGTAAAGCAATTAGATGAATTTTTAAAACATTGTTTGTAACTATAATTAACAAATAAACCATCTGCATAAATTGGAGATTTTTCTTTAGAAACAACCTTAAAATCGGATAAAACTGAATTAGACGAAGCTTTTTCCATCTTTAGCTCAAAATTTTTATTAATTGCACAATTCAACGTTTCATCATAGGAAGATGTTTGACAAGTTCCATAGGCATCTTCATAAGTAAAAACTATATTATCTTGAAGATTTACAAATGCCGGATTAAATAAAGATGGCTCTTCCTCTAAATAAACTTTCTCTAACCGGCCTGTTTTAGGATCTTTCGCCATAACATAAAAACCTAATGAATCTTGAGAGGCAGAAGTAAATTTCTGAAAAGCACTATCAATCAATTCGTCAGTAAAATATCCCAAACCAAAAGTAACCGCTAAACCCGTAATAGGATGTTTAGAATATAAAGCTCCGGATGCTCTAGTCGCTTTTTTAGCAATACTACGTAAAACATTTGCTCTACGTACTTCTTGCATTGTAGATGCACCAGAATTAGGAATAACAGCAGGTAAGTTATACGTTCTGTTATATGATCTCTCAAGCAAGTCTTTCACAATTACTTTAGTTTTATTTTCAGTTGTAAAAGGTCTGTCAGCAGAAAATGATAAGCCACAAAAAAATGCAAAAAATACAATAACTATAAATTGTTCAACCCAAGCACTACGACCAATCCGCAAACTATTCCAAGGAAAAAGTATATTAAATCCCATAAAAACATTACCTAGCCCTTTATCATTGATTAATAAATAAAAAAGGAGGGGGAACCCTCCTTTTTCCCTAACGGCCAAATAAACCTAAAATAAATCGAATACCCATTTTCGCAATTCGAGGACCAAGAAGAACCCCACCTGCAGCAAGAATACCTGCTACTACAGTAGAAAAGTCCACTTGTCCAAGCATACTATTCACATCAATTTGTACCTTTTGAGCTGCTTCACCTTGAGCAAAAGCGCTTAATGAAGAACCCAAAACAACTGCTGAAACAAGATATTTTTTAAGATTTGACATAATAAACTCCTTGTACTGAGTTAAAATGATGTGCTCATCTCAAAATAGCTAAAATTGAACCAATAGATTTAGCTATCAAATAAAAAATAAGCACCAGACCAAATGAAAAGCCAAAACTATCGACATGATGAATAAAATCCTGAGCCGAAAAGTTTTGATTTTCATTACCTGAAAATGCCACAGATTGAAGTTTGACGGCCTCTGTCTGTGGTATTTTCAAAACTACGTCATTACAACTAATGCCTGATTGAGATTGACATAACTTCGTTGTAATCTCGATTTCATTACTCATAAATGAAATACCAATAAATAAAAAATTGTTAGAGCAAGACTACAACCAATAAAACTCGCTCCTACCATTTCTATAAATTCACGCATTATTTCAATTCTTCTATGATTGAACTTTCATCAAAATTGTAAGTGATACCTTTACGGCCATTTTCCATAGCCCATTCACGAGGATAAACAAGCACCATTACCGTTTTATCCTTTAAGCGATTAATCGTATTTCTTAACACATCATTCATAGAACGATCATCAATCTTGATTTCTTGAATTGACGTGTTATAGCCGCCATAACCATCAGGCTCTTGTAATTGAACCCCCATGTTATGACGATCTTTTACTTCTCCAGTCTCTCTATTAGTGAAAGATGAAGATTTATAACCTTTTAAGATACCTACAATATAAAATCCGGTACGCATAATTGATTTCTCCTAATTAATGATGAAAAGACTTATTTATTAAACAACAAAACGTAACTGAGGAGCGTTACTTGGAAATTGATAAAAATCAGGGGCTTTAAATGGACGAACCATAATATTTTCACAGGCGATAACTCTAACCGCTTGGAATTTCTCAACATCGCAAGGATTAGCAATATCAATACCTATTTTTCTTAATCTTGCTCTATGAGTTTCATATTGACGAGATTTTAGGCCTAACTCTTTGCCACTAGCCCATAACATTGCGTAATATGCTGAAGTTGTTGCTTTTCTCAATGTATCAACAATCCCTTGAGAAACTAATTGTTCAGCAATGGTTTCTAAATCATATTGACTTACATTTAGCTTTTTATACATGTCAGTAAATTCCTTCTGTAAGTTTTCTAATACTGAAAAATCACTAATTCCCCAATAACATAAATTTTCACGCTGCAAATATCTTGATTTTAATTTTTGCTCAAAACGGACTACCCCATTTTCTCTGCAATACTCATAAACACTTCTGTAATATCTAAACTCTTTTGATTCTTCACCAAATTTACGCTTAATCTTGTCATAAGAATGAACTCGCATTTCTTCGTGTTTTATATAACAGCTTGGATAAATTAAATTGGCATTTCCTTTTTCACTAAGCCAATCCGTGGTGCAACCATTTGTATGAAGTCTGCCAATAGAATTTCTATAACGCATCTGCGATAAGGCTTTTAGAAATGTACGCTCATTACCCTTACCAACAGCTTTATTGGTCGTAATATCTAAACGTTTAATGATTGCGCCATTAGAAAATTTTGAGACCTTAGAGCCATCTTCGCCTTGGCGATAAAAAATTTCAGTGCAACGAGTAAAGATTGGTAATTTAAGAGAGGAAAGAATTGAATTGAAACAGGAAACGCAACTATCTACAGTATCAAAACCAAAAACATTTTCTACTCGACCCCATCTACTTGGATTTCCTGCCATACGAATAACAGAACCCGAGATTTTAATACTAACCTCATCACAATAGCTGCCTTTATGATGGTATTTACCTGTGACTCTACTTTTTTGAATTTCACCGCCTTCAGTAACAACCATTAAATATTGACCATAAATAGAGAGTAAAAGCTCTTCAGGGATTTCTACCCCAAAGTCCTGCTCTATCTCTAACCAGTCAATAAATAAGTTCACAAAGTAACCCTCAAAAAAGAAAAACTTTTTTTCTAAGAAATTAGATTTCACTAAATTATAATAATCTCATTTCTTAGATGTCAATAAAATAATTTCTTTTTTTCTAAGAAATGATATTATTTTTTCATAAGTAGAAATAGGGAACACAAAATGCCGACAAAACACATTGATGATCTAACATGGAAAAAAGTCCAAGAAGAACATGTAAAAGCTGTTGTGCTTACCAAAATGAGTATAAAAGATACTGAAATTCTTAAGATTTTAATTAAGAAGGGATTAGATAACGTAACAGATGATGATTACATTAATTTTGCTAACAAAAAGGAAAGTAAATGAGATATTTCAGACTCTCTTACGATACTAGACAACTTAGTAAAAAAAACATTGAGTTAATCAATCAGACTGTAATTAAGAAACTAGGTGAAGAAGGTTTCTTCGTTCCTGAAGAATCTCAGATTACTCTTGATTTCCCCATTCCTGAAGCACTACATCACGAACAAAATATTTTCTTTTCCATTCCTAACAATCTATGCAATGAAGAAAAAGAGCTGTTTTTTAGAAAAATGGCAAGAGAATACTTTGAATTAATAAGTTCTAATGTTGGCATCTCCGGCATGAGAACGTATGATTTATATCCTGATGAAGATAGTTATCAAAGACAATTAAAGTTAATTATAAACAATTATTTGATAGCTACGGCTAATTATGAGGATAAAGACTATATAAAATCAATTCTAGATAGTAATGAACTTCTAAAAAACTGGTTAGAAAATACAGGAAGATTACCAATTTAACCGCAGAATATTGCGGTAAAGTTCGGGTGTTACAGAACTCCCGAACTTCTGTACCCTTTCAAGCCCAAATTAACCAAGGAAAGAGTATGAGTTTAATAACAGGTATAATACTAATTTTGGCCATCATATATATCGGAACCAAAATTGGAATAAAATAGCTACTCTATATATATCCATAGGAGGAAAAAATGGAAGAAATTAAAGTAGGAACAATAGTTCAACTCAAATCAGGCAGCCCTTTAATGACGGTAGTCTTAGTTAGAGACAATGAACAGGTAGTATGTAAATGGTTTGAGCAAAATAAGTCAAATGAAGAGACTTTTCCAAAAGCTGCTTTAGATATCTATCACGAAAACTCAGGTTCTTTTGTTACCGATTATTAAAAAACTTATTTCTAGGCTGATAACGATAATTTTTAATAAACTCGTCTAAATCAATAGGAACTGATGAATTTGTCAGTTCCTTTAAAAACTCCCCCAAGTGTTCCATTTTCTCAAATCTTGCTTGAGTCTGTTCTGCAGTTTCCAATCTGTCAAAAACAAAACGAATTTCAACCGTATCATAGCTAAATCTTATATTATGCTCAGTTTGTTTGAGAAGTTTCACTGCCTCATAAAAATGTCTTGGCGTGATATGTTGAATAGTAATATTTGACATAAATTCAATAACTTAAAATTTCGCATAATGGCGGATTATGTGTAAATTCTTGCGCGGTGCCAATGGCGATTATACCGCGCTGCGAATTGTAACATAATCCGAAAATCATTATGCGAAATCAATTACAAGGTTAGTGAAAGCTACGCATTAATAAGATCACAGAGTTATGCACAAGTCACAGGTACTAGTAAAACAAGACAAAATAAGGCTGAATAACACGTTGTAACGTGTTGTTTTATCGTTTTATTGAATGGTTAAATTGGAATGTCAGGGAAATGTAAAGACGCACGGTGCGTTTCGCATTATCTAATCAGCTTAAAGGACGTGGCTATAAAGGTTCTGCAGAAGGCGCATTAATTGCTGTGATTTTTTGAAGAATGCCGAGCGCAATGAATTCATTTTTTCAAATAAATATCTCTGTTTCCGGCGCTGCAGCCGCTGCGCCTTACGTCAGGAGAAAATGCGTGGCATTTTCCCCCGACACCCCCCTATAATATTGCTAATTCAAATTTAATGATGAAGTAACAAGGTAAAAACCACAAAGCGCAGGCGTGTAACGCCTTTACCCTTTGTGGTTTTTACTTTATGAAATTCAATTAGATCATTTTAACTTGCAATAAAATTACAATGTCTGTCTTAGTGTTTGATTTAGATTTTCCCGTCAAGAAGCCTTTCGGTAAGAATGAAAAACCTGTTTCACCCTCCGTTAATTTGTTTTCAGCCAGTCCGCCTAAAACCACAATATCACCACTTTTAAGCGTAACATCAGTAACAATATCGCGTTTAATCAGTGTTGGCGATTGATTTACGCCCGTATCCGTCTTCACAAAATTAGAAAGTTGTTGATTGATTTTTAAGTCTATCGCATTACTTTTAATCGTTGGTTGTATATCAAAGATCACACCAGAAGAACGATATTCAATCGATTGAATAGGTCTGCCGTCCTGATAGGTAACATTTGATAAAACAGGCACATCAGAACCTACTGAAAAATTTCCCTTTGAACCTGATTTTACACGCAACGTTGGGCTACTAACGACTTGAAAGCGTTCATCAGTGCGAAATAACTCAATCATTGCATCCAAATTCCCTGCATTAACCGTAATAAAATTTTCATAGTTTTGTTTGTAACCAATGTTGATACCCAGTTTTCCCGATAGCAATTTTGCCAATAAATTAATTCCGCTTCCTTCTTTGGCAATGTCCTGCACTTCAAAAACATAACCCGTTACAACGACTTCACGGCTTGGCGTATCAACCGATTTTAAAACTGATTTAATTCTTGCAATATCTTCCGCTGTTCCATAATAAACGAGCTTATCACCACTTGCCGAGACTTGCCCCTCTCCTTGTAAAAACTGCGCAAGATATTCTGTATCACGATGAACAGGATTATAAACAAAACTGTGTTTGATAATTTTTGGCGGTTTTGGCTCAATATGCGCAAGGTAAACTACGCCATTTTTCTCATAGGTTTTGATATTCATATTTTCAAAATAGCGTGTAATAAACTGATTAAAATCTTGGTCTTCCTTGGTATGAAAGCTGATTAACCGTGTATCTGCTGCTAATTTTGGATCAAGCATATAAGGCTTTTCTAAAACTTCATCATAGATCATTCCTACCGCTTTCGGTAACGGTACGGCTTCAAGCTTAAAATCAACATTTTTTGCCTGCGCCACACCAAACAAAAAACAGGAAAAAAAACATAAAATGTTACGTTGTAATTTCATTGTTTTACTCCAGAATAATAATTAACCCGTTGATTATCAATAATGCCTTCCAACATTCGCCCCGTAAAATTAAAGTTAGAACGTGGTTCTAACCGTAAATTACCTTGGTTATCAGCCAAAATCACAAAGGCTTTTCCTGATTTTTGTAACTCCCCTGTTATGCGCCATTGCGTTGATAACGGTAAAGTTACTTGAAGTTGTGGCTGATTATTTAATGTAATCGCTTCAATTTCCTTATTTTCGCTTAATGTCTGTTCAACTTTTGGCGTATCCTGTTCAGGTGGCGTAAAAAAGCTAATGAGCTTATATAACGAAAACCCGACAATCAATACGGCAAACACGGCAAAATATTTAATACTGGATTTATTCAGCGCGTTTTGCCGTTTATCTGTGACTAATTCCCGTCCATTATCGGTTTCATAGCTTTTATAAAGCGGAAAAATAGCCTTATCATACTTTTCTTGATAACTTGCCGTCTTTGCGGTTTTCCAACATTTATTACCCGAAAACACATCAACCCGATAACGACTTTTTAACCCTGCGGCAACCAATTTTGTCATTTTGAATGTCGTTTCAATTCGCTCCACAAGCTCTCTTTGTAAATTGGTTAAATCCTGATTCAATATGACAAAATCACAAGAAATGCCGTTACTATCTGTAAAATGTCGGTGTTCTGATAAAAATGAAAAGTGGTTATCATTGATTTTTTCTTTCTTTGGGAAAAATCGCCACGCTTCATCAATAATGATTAAATCTCCTGCTTTACAAAAGGTTTCAATTTTATTATCTATTGCGTTCTTGTAAGGGTAAAAATCAACACCTAAGCATAAATCATTATCGACAATAACCAATTCACCTAAGTTATCAGGCGACAATTTTTTATCTTTTGATAGGCAATATTCTTCAATTAATTGTTTGTTTAATCCGTAAATATTTGAAACTACCCTACGCCCCGAAGCAATGGCGGGAATGATGACAGACTTCACCACTTCATAAGATTTTCCGTGTCCAGGTAACCCCACATAAGCCGAAATAGCCATAATGCTCCCTAGCCAATAATTGGTAAACGACGAATAATAAAGCGCGCCAACATTGCCGAAATAACTAATGTTATTCCTGTTGGGATTTGCAATATTGATAGAAAATACCAAATAGAATCAGGTAAACCAATAAATAACGCATTTAAATTTGGTATCTCTTTTGGCAAAAATAACTCAATCACCACGGGAATAAATTCCGTTGTAATAAAGAAAAGTGCGAAAAAAACAAAAAATTTTGCAACAATACCTTTAAAAGCAAACCCAAGAAAACCACTAAATAAACGTAAAATTAAGCTACCCATTGTTATTCCTTATGCACTCAATAAAATTCTTAATGCGACAATTCCCCAAATAAGCAGCATCAAGGAAGTAATCACGGCTTTATTTTGCTCTACATATTGGCAATGCTTATCTAATCGAACATCAATATTTAAATAATCAATATGCCCTTCCCACGTTGGACACTGCACAGCACGATCGGCTAAATGAAAATTCTTGAGCTGCGGAAAAAACTGATTAAATGGCTCTAAAATTTGTCGTGCTGTGGGTGACTCAAGTTCAGGATATTTGGGTTCATCATCAATATCTTTATCATCTTTTTCTTCACCTGGACGCGTACCGGGATTCGGTGTGGGTTGTGGAATAGGTTGTGGTTGGTTTGATGTGCCTATGGATAATTGATTTCCTACACCTGCTTTAGCAAATAAATCGGCAAAGGTTGCCGTTTTACCTAATTTATTTAATTGTGCTTGTACTTCTGCCGATGTAATCGGATCAGATGCACTAAACGGAACTCCAATATAACCAGGCTGAGACGCAGCAGACATCAATAAGGCGTTATACAATAACGCTAATTGTGTGGCGGTTAAGGGTTTGGTATAAAGATTTAAATCTAAATCTGCGACTGAATTTAACTGCTTATCTGATGAAGTTGTTGGAAAATCGCCTACCCAATGTTGATTTTCTTCAAATCTAATGTAGGTTAAATTATTTACACGTGTAGAAACTTCATAATCCGAAGGTTTAGGTGGATTAAAAGAATAAACGATTTGCGAGCCAGTATTTCCCTCTAAAATCGGCTCAAAATCATAGTTTAATTGTTTTTCGGTAAATATCTGACGAACTTCAGGATAAATCATATTACCTATTTTTTGATGACGTAAATAACGATTTTCTACGGTAGTTTGTGAACGTAGATAACGGTATTTCTTGCCCTCAATATCGACTTCTGAATAATTTTCTTCTCCTTTTCCTCCCCATTCCTCTTGCGCGATATATTCAGCCAATTTTTCAATAGAATTTGATTGCGCGTACTCCCCCGTTCTTAACGTATTGAAATATTTATAATGTTTATCTAAGACATCGGATTTATAAATATCCTGTGAATTTTCCGAAATCTGTTTCTTTTCTTTTGAATACTGATAAATAATTGGATCTTTCGGACTCGGCATTGCGTTGACAACTTTTGTTTCACCATTCACATTTATCGCATAACGACCATCAGCTAAAGGAACAGCAGTAGGCTCAAAAGCAACCCCGATTTTGCTATTACTTTCTACATTCAAATCCTTAAGCGTAATTGCACCTGATGTTAACGCTAACGCAACCCATGAAATATCTTTCGCATTGCGTAATGTTGATGTTGCGCCAACAGCAAATGTTGCGTCATTTGCCGCAACCGTTCCCAATGCCCGATAAGTCTGTGCTGCACGTAATCCTATTGCTGCTTCATTTGCCGCTAAATAAGCGGCATCATTTGCGGCAGCTCTCCCAACCACAGAAACCGCAGCCCGTCTTGCAACAATCCCTTCAAACACTTCAGCTAATACCACGCGGGCAAGTAACGGATTAGCGTTAGCTTTATAGGATAAAACAACGTTAAAAATAAAACTAAAAATCACTATCCATTTAAGCCAAGCACCACGACTAAACCGCATACCATACCCAAAAGAAAATAAGCAAAATCCCATAACATACGCACCCCAAAGAAAAAAGGGGACGCAAATCCCCCCTTGTTATTGTTATTTTCCAAATAGTCCCAAAATAAAGCGGATACCCATTTTGGCAATACGCGGGCCAATTAACACACCGCCTGCGGCGATAATTCCGGCAATCACCGTTGAAAAATCAACTTGATTAAGCATACCGGAAACATCAATTTGTACTTTTTGTGCCGATTCACTGCCAGCAAAAGCACCAACGGAAGATCCCAAAACTACAGCAGCAATAAGGTATTTTTTTAAATTTGACATAAGAAACTCCTTATATTGAGTTAAAATTATGTGCTTATTTGAAAAGCGCTAAAAATGTTCCCACAGATTTAGCGATTAAATAAAAAATAAGCACAAGACCAAATGAAAAACCAAAGCTATCGGTATGATGAAAAAAATCACCCACTGAAAAGCCTTGATTTTCATTCCCTGAATGTGCCACAGATTGAAGTTTGACCGCCTCTGTCCGTGGCACTTTCAATACGACATCACTACAACCATCACCGCCAAAACTCATATAAGGGTGGCAAAACTTAGTTGTAATTTCTATTTCTTCATTCATCACTTATCAATAGCGGGAACTAAAACAATATCACTTACTTTTAAATCAAAATAACCACTGACTTTAAAAGAAGTTGGATGAACATAGTAATTACCAGGAGAATAAGGAACTTGATCCTTTTTCAAGGGCACTTTAATTTGAACAGGAAACTGACCACCTAATTCAATATAGGCTTCCTGCGTGCGAATAAACCAATCTTTTCCCGTTTTCTCACTTACCCCTGACCGTTCATCAATTCTGGAAGTTGAAAAAATTTGTACTTTCAATAAATACTGTTCAATGTTTTGATTACTCATTTTTATACCTCTCGGTTAGTTAAATTACGCAGCTAACTGCATTTGGACAAAATCTAATGTTGGTTCAACATACCAATCAGGACGCTGACAACTAAAATCAATTTCAACAAGTTTCATTAACGGAATGATGTTATGGCGTTCGTGGGCTTTGAGGTTTTGCAACTGGGCTTTCGTTAGCCCGACAGCTAATAAGTCTTTTTCGTGTCGCCAGAACGTTTTTCTATCCATTTCTGACTGAGTTTCTAAATATCCATAAGTTAATAAGTTTTTATAAAAACCAAATAATCTATCTGCCTTCGCATAACTAATATTGCCCTTAGGTGTTACTGTGTAATACTGTTTTTTCAGTAATTTCTGAATATTGTCTCGGTTATATACATTCATTTTGCTTTCTCCAACCGCTTGGATAATATCGTTAAAGGCATCTTGCCATAGGTCTTTAATCAGGCTTTTTCCCTGTTTTTCATACTGTCTTTGATACTGGATTAAATCGCATAATTTGCGTGGAATACGGTATTTATCTAAATAACGTTGTTTTAGCCGAGCCTCAAAACGCACACATTGCTTGGAAAATTCAATTAAATTTGGATTGCTTAACACGTTTAGCACATTAAGAAGATTTTGTTTATTTGGCGTACGTTTTAATTCGGATTGGATTTCGGACAAACGTTTTTGCAACTCTGCCCCTTTTAAATAGACTTTAAGGACTCTATGCTCTGAACCACTGTTCCATTCTGCTGTTGTCTCATATTCTCGGTTATATCGCGTTTTCTTGGTTTGCCCTGCTCTCACATTTTGCAAAAAGCTAATCACCTGCTTTTGCATCATTTCAGACGGAATATGAGCTGAATAGGTGACATCAATCCAATCTATCATCGTATTTTCAGTGTCAGTCATTTCGTAGAGTTCTGGCAAGGCTTCACAAAAGGTTTTCAGCATCACAAAACAACAAACATCAAGATTGGTTGAACCAAAGACATTATGCCCTTGAAGTAATTTTGCGGGACTGGCTTTCAGCTCAATATAAGGCGGGGTTTTCATTCTATCGCTGCCGTTGAAGACTTTCATTGCTAACGAACCAAAATGACTAGGAATGGCTTCATAAGGGTGGGACAGTTCGGCAACATCAAGATCACCGTCAATCTCAAAGGTGACATTGCCTGCCCGTAGTTTAAGACCTGTTCTCTTGGCTATCTCTATCAGGGTTTCTTTCAAAAAAGAGGTTTCCCCGTCTTTGCAAACGAGGATATGCTCTGTTTTGAATGGAATTGATAGCTTCAAGAAGTCGATCACTTATGCCTCTATACCGCATGTGTACATACATCAAATAAAATATACAACTTTTACATACCGCATACAAGCATATTTACATACTTTGAGACAAAAAAAGTATAATAGGACATCAATTACAAACCAGATTTTGAGATAGAAATAATGAGAAAAGATACATCTGTTCGAGTTAATGAAATGAGAAGGAATAAGTTAGAAATGTTAGCTATTGAAATCAGTCATAAGAGCGGAAAACTAACTAAAATGAGTGATATAGTTAATCATCTATTGGATAACTACCTTCAAGAAGCAAAACAGGATTTACTTCATAATGCTGAAAATTCAGGTAAGGATAAAACCAAAAGTACATAATTATTAAAAATAAAGAAATAATTATTCACTCAAGACTGTAGCAATCATTTAAAGATTGATTAATTAATAAACGGATTTGTGTCATTTTGACACAAGAGTGGACTATTAAAGAGAGTCCACTTGGATGAAAGCCTAAATGGACTATGCAAAATTTTGCATTTTTGCATAAATCTTTATTCACTACATGGTAAACGGGAGACATCTTATGCCAAAATCAGATCACAAACATCATAACCAAAGCCAAGAACACGAACAAAATTACCAACTTAGAAAACACGGTCTAAGACAAACTAAAGAAAACAGGGATTTATTGGATAAAATAACACCCCCATATTCAAAGAATACTGATATGGACACATTAATTCAAAAAAACTTAAAAAAATTTGAAAAAGCCTAGGTGGAAAAATGAAAAAATTACTAATGATCTCTTTTGTGACTTTGTTTGTAGCCGCTTGTCAACAACCATCTTTTGAAAGAAAAGTTTTCAAATCATCTCCAACAAAAAAATTAGACGACACAAAATTTTGTGTTTATGAAGGTAAAGAATACTCTAAAGGTAGTGTTATCAAAGCAGAAGGTGTAAACCTAAAATGCGGTACTTATAGCAGTGATGTATTTGATAAAACGTTATCTTGGGGAAAATAGTTATTTGAACTTTAACGTCTAAAGAATTTTGGTTTAGGTTGATAGCGATATTTTCTAATAAACTCTTCTAAATCAACAGGAACTGATGAATTTGTCAGTTCCTTTAAAAACTCCCCCAAGTGTTCCATTTTCTCAAATCTTGCTTGAGTCTG